TGTCTTTCTTAGAGCATAAAAGATATCGTATGCAAGATATCAAGCAACTTGAAAATAGAATTAGAAGTCTTGAATATTACACCACATTATCATTACTTGAAAAAGAAACTGCAAATTTATTTGTACCAGATTCTGAGGGTCTTAATAGATTCAAGTCAGGTTTCTTCGTTGATAATTTCTCTGACTTCCAGGCACAAGAACAATCAATAGACATAAAGAATGCTATTGATAGAAAGTTCAATGAGATGAGACCCAGACATTATACCAACTCAGTTGATTTAGTATTTGGTCCAGTCGTTGACACTGATTCAAATCAAGATCTTAATTTTGCCCCTATTGAAGGAAATAATGTAAGAAAGTCTAATGATGTTGTAACTCTCGACTATTCTGAAGTAGAATTTCTTAAACAATCATTTGCTACCAGAACTGAAAGTGTAACTCCATTCCTGATTAGTTTCTGGAATGGAACACTTGAACTTACTCCTGCAACAGATAACTGGGTAGACACCACCAGACTTGAAGCAAAAATTATTGATACTGAAGGCAATTATGCTGAGACATTCAATAATCTTGCGGCAAATGGAACTATTGATCCACAAACCGGTTTTGGTCCTATTGTATGGGATTCTTGGGAAACTAACTGGACTGGTATAGACATTGTTGAAACTACAAGAACAAGAATTATTCAAAATGGTCCAGATACAATTTTCGAACAGGGACCAGGTGGTAGGAGATATCAGAGAGAAATTGCATCACGGATGGTTACTGATTCTGTTATTGAAGATACACTACAAACAAGAGTTGAAAATGGTATTAGCACTCGTGAAGGTGTCAGAACAATTGTAACTGAGCAATTTGATCAAACTTCTGTTGGAGATAGAGTTGTAAGTAGAGATCTCATTCCGTTCATGAGATCAAGAAACGTCGAATTTGTTTCTAAGAGAGTAAAACCACTCACTAGACTTTATGCATTCTTTGATGGAGTGGATGTTTCTAAGTATTGTGTTCCTAAACTTCTTGAAATTTCAATGACATCTGGAACCTTTGAGGTTGGTGAAACTGTAGAGGGCAGAATTATTAGAACTGGCCTTGCGGAAGAAAAAACTGATACTACTGCAAGTATTACATTCAGAGTTGCTCAATCTAATCATAGAGAGGGTCCTTATGATGCACCAACTAAAGTATATCCAGAAAACCCTTACACAAATCAAGTCCTTGCATCTGCATACTCTTCAACTTCAAATATATTGAATGTTGATACTTTCTCACTTGCATCTCAGGCAAGAGGTGATTTCTTTGGTTTCGTAGATAGTGGAATGATCTTGACTGGTAAGTCCAGTGGTGCTCAAGCAACTATCACAAATGTCAGATTGGTTTCTGATCTTTCAGCTACATTGATTGGAAGTTACTTTATTCCAAATCCAAATAATGTCAACTTCCCCAGATTTGAAACTGGAACAAAGACATTTACACTTGTAGATGATATTGATAATAATCAAGATGCAGCATCTACGATTGCAGAAGAAGGGTTCTCTGCTTCGGGAACACTTGAAACTGTTCAAGAGAACATCATCTCTGTTAGAAATGCAAGAGTTGAACTAAAGAATGAATTCCAAGTTAGAAATGTCAACAGGGAACTTGGAACTGAAGTTGTTGAATCTGTTACTATTTCTTCAGTTCAGAGACGACAAAGGGTTATCCAATGGTATGATCCTCTTGCACAATCGTTCTTAGTGGAAGATGAGACTGGTGTATTCCTTACCAGTTGTGATGTCTTCTTTAGATCAAAAGATGACATGGATATTCCTGTTGTCTTCCAGTTAAGAACTATGATCAATGGTGTTCCATCATCTAAAGTCCTTCCTTTCTCTGAAGTAGTTCTTGATCCTGGTGATGTTATTACATCTTCAGATGGATCACTTGCGACAAATATTCAGTTTAAAGCACCTGTTTATGTTGAGGGTGGCACTGAATATGCTGTGTGCTTAGCATCAAACTCCACCAAATATAGTGTATACATCTCTAGAATTGGTGAAAATGATTTACTGACTGATACCTTCATTTCTAACCAACCATATCTTGGTTCGTTGTTCAAGTCTCAGAATGCTTCAACTTGGGAACCAAGTCAGTGGGAAGATCTTAAGTTTACTCTTTATAGAGCAGACTTTATTGAAAATGGTTCAGTTGAGTTCTATAGTCCAGAACTTACTCAAGGTAATGGACAAATTGCAAAACTGCTTCCTGATCCAATCAATATCAACTCAAGAGAGATCAGAGTTGGACTCGGAACAACTGTTGCAGATTCTGGTTATGAGATTGGTAACACATTCTCACAACAAGGCACAAATGCGACAGGTAACTTAGTTGGTACTGCGGGTTCTGCAACAGGTGATCTTACTATTACAAATGTTGGTCTTGGTTATACTCCAGCAGATGGATCACTCACATATTCTGGAGTCAACCTGGTTACCATCACCGGAAGTGGAAGAGGTGCAACCGCTGACATTACGATCAAAGATGGTTCAATTGTTGCAAGTGGTGCCACAATCGTAAGTGGAGGTTCTGGATATCAGGTCGGTGATGTTCTTGGTATTACAACTGTTGGTGTTGCTACCATCGGTAGAAATGCAAGACTTACTATTGCAGGAATTGGTCATACCAATGAACTGGTTCTGAATGATATTCAAGGTGAGTTTGTTGTTGGTGCAGCAAAAACTCTGATGTATGTCAATAGTTCCGGTATTACAACCGAACTGAACTATGGCATTCCAGGAGGAGTTGGTGGAAATGTTCAAATCTCTACGATCAATGAAGTCTCTGATGGTTTACATCTTACCTTAAATCATCAGAATCATGGAATGTACTTTAGTAACAACTCCGTCAAGATTTCTGGTGTAGTTGGTGATATCAAACCAACAACTCTTACAGCAGAGTATAGTGCAACATCTACTGATGCAATTGCAGTTTCTGCAGCATCATCGTTTACTTCTTTCGAGAATGTAGGTGTTGGAACTACGAATGCCGGTTACATCAAAATTGGTGATGAAATTATTGAATATACAAATGTAACTGGTAATACACTTGGAGGAGATATCGTCAGAGGAGATAATCCAAAGACATATCCAGTTGGTACACCAGTTTACAAATATGAACTTGCTGGAGTCAATCTCCAGAGAATCAACAGAACTCATGATATGAGTGATGTTACAAACTTGAATCCATTTACATTCGATTCATATCAAGTCAAAATTGATATGTCAGGAACAACTGGAACTGATAGAAGCACTGATGTTGGATTCCCCAAACTTTACATGGGCAGCACTAAGTCTGCTGGTGGTTATAAAGTAAGGGCAACTCAGAACATGCCATTTGAAATTATTACACCTAATGTTCAAAATGTTACTGTTCCTTCTACATCAATCACTGCTGAAGTAAGAACAATCACTAGCAAGAGTTTCAGTGGAAATGAAATTCCTTTCATCGATGCTGGATTTGAAGATATTACAATTAATCAGAAGAATTATTTTGATACACCCAGAATGATTGCTTCTAAGGTCAATGAAGACTTACAACTTACAAATATTGAAGGAAGTAAGTCGATGAATATGAGATTGTTCTTGAACACCACTGATCCAAGAGTAAGTCCTGTAATTGACTCTCAAAGAGTTAGTGCAATTCTTACTTCAAATAGAGTCAATGATATCATCACTGATTATGCAACTGATCCAAGAGTAAATACTCTGACTGAAGATCCTACAGCATGTCAATACATTTCAAATGAAATCATTCTTGAAAATTCTGCATCTTCTATCAAGGTCATTGTTGCTGCACATATTGATGAATCATCTGATATTAGAGGATTCTTCGCAGTTAATAACAAACCAGGTTTAGAACCTGTATTCACCCCATTCCCTGGATATCGTAACCTCAATTCAAGAGGTCAAGTGATTGCACCAGAGAATAACAATGGTGAATCTGATGTATTTGTTGTCAAATCTAATACACTTGCATTTGACAGCAGAGATGTTGATTATAGAGAATATACTTTCACGATTGATCAACTTCCATCATTTAGAACTTATAGAGTTAAGTTCAATCTTACTTCTACAAGTCAGTGTTTTGTTCCTAGAATTAAGGAACTCAGAGTCATCGCATTAGCATAATGGATTTTTATGGATTAGAAGGTCATAAGGATCTCGCAAGAGATCCTCTGACCAATGCAGTAGTTAATGTAAATAGTATGGAGTACCAACAGTACTTGTCAAGACGTGAAGTGAAATCTGAAAAGAATCAAAGAGTACAGACAATCGAGGAAGAAGTTGCTAATATAAAGGGTGACATAGATGAAATCAAGTCCCTTCTTAAGGAGTTACTCAATGGACCCCGATCAAATTGAACTTTCTAATTTATCAAAAAGTTTTGCATATCAGAAGATTGCAACTGACATAGATAATTGTGATGACCGTGACACTTTAAAGAATATTGCAAAGTCATTTTGCAAACTTTATTATAAACAACAAGAGACAATGCAAGTTATAGGCATCCCTAATGGCCAGTAAGAACATCACTTTTGACAGAGATACAGGAGTCCCTTATGGACTTAATTTGACTATCTACGGAGGATCTGATTTTGAGGTTGACTTAAATGTCAAAACAAAATCAAGCACTGCTTTTGACTTGACAAATTTTTCTGGATCTGCTGCAATATCAAAAAGTGTTGCAGTTGGAGCAACTCTTGGAATTACTTCCTCCCTTACAGTTGGTTTTACAAGTGCTTATGATGGACAAATGAAATTGTCCCTATCTGCAGTAAACACTAGAGGAACTGCAGAAGGGAGGTATGTTTATGATGTCATTGTCAAAGAAGAAGTTGGTAGTGGATCAACATCTTATCCTCTTTTGAGAGGAAATGTCTATGTTTACAACCCAGTTTCATCAGCACCCTAAATACAGTTAGGAAACTTGTGATTAAATGGCACAACCAGCAAGTAGAACAGATTTAATAAACTATGCTAAAAGGCAACTTGGGGCACCAGTCCTTGAGATTAATGTTGCTGATGAGCAAGTAGATGATCTGGTTGATGATGCACTACAGTTTTTTCATGAGAGACACTTTGATGGTGTTATTCAAACATTTTTAAAATATAAAATTACTCAGGATGATGTTGATAGGGGTAGAGGAAGAGGTGGTAATAATCCAATTGGAATTGTAACTACAACTGCAACGTCATCGATCGATGGAAGTGATGTTACATTTTCATTTGAAGAAAATAGCAATTATTTGCAAGTACCTCCATCAGTAATTGGCATTAATAAGATCTTTCAATTTGATGGATCAAACACTGTAACAAATAATATGTTCAGTGTGAAATATCAGTTATTCCTTAATGATATCTACTATTGGGGATCGACTGAAATTCTTACTTATGCAATGACAAAGAGATATCTTGAAGATATTGATTTTGCACTCAACACACAAAAACAAGTAAGATTCAATCAGAGACAAGACAGACTTTATCTTGATATTGATTGGGGTGGGGTTACAAAAGATGATTACATTGTCATTGATTGCTATCGACTTATAGATCCCAACGACTATTCTAGAGTCTGGAATGATTCATTCCTGAAGAGATATGTTACTGCTCTCATCAAAAGACAGTGGGGTCAAAATCTGATCAAGTTCCAGGGTGTCAAACTTCCCGGAGGAATCGAACTTAATGGTAGACAAATATATGATGATGCAGAGAAAGAGTTAGAGAATATTAGAGAGGTCATGTCAAATACTTATGAACTTCCACCTTTAGACATGATTGGATGATATGTTAAATCCATTTTTTTCTCAAGGCACAAAAGGTGAACAGAGTCTTGTTCAAGATTTAATCAATGAGCAATTAAGAATGTATGGGGTCGATATTTTTTATCTTCCTCGTAAATTCTTGACAGAAAATACTGTAGTAAGAGAAGTTGTCCAATCAACATTTGATATGGCACTTCCACTTGAAGCATATGTTAATAACTTTGATGAATATGAAGGAGCAGGTGCTCTTCTTTCGAAGTTTGGAGTAGAAGCAAAAGAGGAGATCAGACTTACAATATCGAAGGAAAGATTTGAGAATTATATTTCTCCTTTGATTGAAGATCAATCAAATATCAAATTGTCAACTAGACCAAAAAGTGGTGATTTAATTTGGTTCCCACTTGATGATAGAATTTACGAAATTAAAGATATTGAGAGAGCAAAACCATATTATCAACTTCAAAGTCTTTATGTTTATGAACTCTATTGCGAACTCTTCCGTCTTGAGGATGAGGTTATTGCAACTGGAATTGAAGATATTGACAACAATCTGATTGGTAATGAATCTGATGGTGAAACTGAAGACGGTCTCAATACAATTCAGGGTCTTACTCAAACACTTACACTTGTAGGTGCTGCTGTTACTGCAACGGCAGAACTCTCTATCTTTGATGGTGGTGTAAGATTGTTCACCGTTACTAACAGAGGTGGTGGATATGATGGTGTTCCTACCGTAGGAGTATCTTCTGCACCATCTGGAGGTGTGACGGCAGTTGGTGTTGCTACGATGATTGGTGGTATCAACGTATGCAACTTGAATGCAAATCCAAGACTCAAATCTGTTCAGGCAGTCAATATTGCCAACCCAGGATCTGGATATACAGTAGCACCTGGTGTCAGATTTAGTGGTGGAGGCAATGGAACTGGTGCTGCAGCAACTGCAACAATTGGTGATGGTGTTGTTGGTTTAGTAACTATTACTGCTGCTGGTAGTGGATATGTCGAAAGTCCAACCATAACTATTGAAAATCCTGGTGGAGCTACGGCAACAGCAGCTACAACAGGTGTTGGGGGAACAATATCTCTCACCATTACAGATCCAGGTATCTTCTATAGCACTGCTCCAACTGTCACTATCAGTGGACCTATTGGAGGAGGAACGACTGCAACCGCAACCGCAACGATTGGAACTGCTGGAACCATCACCGCATTAACCTTTACTAATGTAGGAAGTGGATATACGTCAGATCCAACTGTCACTATTTCTAACCTGATTAGTGAGAAAGATTCTACTAAGGTAGTTGCCGCAGCAGCAACTGCTGTAGTAAGTTCTGCTGGAACTATATCTGCGATCTACATGACAAATGCAGGTCTTGGATATTCTTCAGCACCAACAATTACTGTTGCATCTCCAGGTTCAAATTCTTCTGGCAACTTTGTATTTAATGAAATTGTTACTGGATCTGTAAGTGGAACAACGGCAAGAGTAAGAGTTCACAATGCCGTTGATAACACTCTTGAAGTTGCAACCGTAGCAGGTGACTTTGTTGCTGGTGAAACTGTAACAGGGGGAACTTCTGGTGCCACTGCAGAGATCAGAGTAGTGAGCACAGATCCAAATGATGATGGATTTGCTGATAATATTAACATTGAAAATGAAGCAGATTCCATCATTGACTTCAGTGAACAGAATCCATTTGGTATGCCCTAAATAAATGTATCTAATCGAACTCATATTAGTCTAGGTCTTAGCAATGTTTGAGTATTTTTACAACGAAATTTTGAGGAGGACCATTATATCCTTTGGCACCCTTTTCAATAACGTAAGTATCAAGAAGACAGATTCTTCTGATAACGTGGTAAGTGTTGTAAAAGTTCCTCTTGCATATGGACCTACTGAAAAGTTTCTGGCAAGAATTAATCAGTCACCTGATTTAAACAAACCAACTCAGATTACATTACCAAGAATGTCATTTGAGTTTACTGGTCTTACTTATGACCCAAGTAGAAAGGTGACCACCACTCAGATGTTTACCGTCAAAGATCCAGATGATGGCACTGAGAGTAAGAAATCATATATGCCAGTTCCATATAATATGCAATTTGAACTTAGCATTATGACTAAATTAAATGATGATGCTCTGCAGATTGTTGAACAGATCTTACCTTATTTTCAACCTGCATACAATTTGACCATTGAATTAGTTGAATCAATTAAAGAGAAGAGAGACGTTCCCATCGTTCTTGAAAACATTACAATGCAAGATGATTACGAAGGGGACTTCAGCACTAGAAGAGTTCTTCTCTATACCATGAGATTTACTGCAAAAACTTATCTATTTGGTCCTGCATCTTCTGCATCCAAGGACATCATCAAGAAGGCAAAGGTCAGTCTTCTTACAGGAACAAATACTTCAAATACTACAAGAGAAGTTACATACACTGTTACTCCAAGAGCAATCAAAGATTACACAGGAGATACTGCTACTACTCTGTCTGCTGATATTACAACCACTACCAAGACATTTGAAGTTGAAGATGCAAGTGGTCTTACAGCAAAAACATATGTGGACTTGGATGGAGAAGAACTCTTCATCAAGACTATCAACGGCAACAAAATTACAGTCAACAGAGGTCAAGACGGAACAACTATTACGTCACACCTCAGAGGTGCTCCTATCAAACTTATTACTGCTGCAGATAATGCACTCGTCGAAGAGGGAGATGACTTTGGATTTAGTGGAGTAATTTCATGAAAATGACTAAGAATTTCGATGACCTCAATGATACTTTCAATGTTTCTGATGACATTGTTCAACCAGAGATAGTTGAAAAGAAAATCGAAAAGATCAAGTCTGCTGCAGACGATATCAAAAAAGATTATGAATACACCAGGGGCAATCTATATTCATTGATCGAAAAGGGTCAAGAGGCAGTTAATGGTATTCTCGAATTGGCACAAGAAACTGAGCAACCAAGAGCATATGAAGTTGCTGGTCAGTTAATCAAGAGTGTCTCAGATGCCACTGACAAACTTCTTGACTTACAAAAGAAACTTAAAGATGTAGAGGAAGACAAACAGGTTCGTGGACCATCTACTGTAAACAATGCACTATTTGTGGGTTCTACAGCAGATTTGGCAAAGATGTTGAAGGACGGACTTAAGGAAGAACCTAAATAATTAAAAGGGAGAGAAATCCCGAAGTACATAGGTTACTAATAAAATGTCCAAGGATTTGCCTTCCATTGACGATTTTGCTGAAGATAACAGCAATTTACCATCTATCAATGATTTCATCACAGAAGAGAACGCAGAGGAACTCCCTTCTGTAGAAGATTTTATTGAAAAAGAAGAAGAAGTATTAACAGAGGCAACTCAAACTATTGAGGATGCAGAGGGCAATTCATTTGCAGAAGTAAAAGATATAATTCCACCTTGGCCAGAATTGGTCAAAATGGTAAATGATGTCAGGGCAGATATTCCTGACATTCCAGAAATCAAGTATTATGATAAAGAACTTGAAGAACTTGCTGAACAGATTAGTAATCTTCCTGAAGTAAGATATTATGATAGAGAAGTAGAAGCAATTTGTGAGCAAATTGATTTTGTTAGGGAGCAAGTCAAAGATCTTCCAGAAGTCAAATATTATGACGAACAAGTTGATGCTATCGAAGATAGAATTGACAATCTTCAGACTGAAGTAGCAAATCTTCCAGAAGTAAAATATTATGATTCTGAAATTGAAGCAATTTGTGAAGCAATCGATCAAGTAAAAGCATCGATTCCTAAGTTCCCTAAATGGGTTAATGAGGTAAATGAAGTTCCAGACTTTTCTTGGATTGGCAAAACTTTTAGTGTTATTGACGATGACTTTGTAAAGGTTAACGATACAATTGAAGGTCTGAGAGGAAAGGTTCAGTTTGATCTTGAACAACTTTCTGAAGATGTTGAAACAAAGCATTTCAACAACACAATCAAGATTGAGAATGACATCTCCAAACTGAGTGAAAAAGTAGATACTCGTATTGATGAAGAGAAAGATAAGATCTGGAAGGAACTCAGATCATCATCTCTCAAAATGTGGGAGTATCACAAAGAGTTTAAAGATGATGATCGCAAACTCAAGAAACAAATTCTTGGTGAGTATAATACTCTCAAGCAAAACATTAATAAAGAACTCAAGGAGATCAACTATACCAGCACCAAAACTGATGAGTTACTTCTAAAGTATTTTACTGAACTAAGAGAAGAGATCTCAGAACTTCCAGAAGTCAAGTATTATGATAAAGATATTGACTATGTAAAGTCTGACATCAAAGGACTTTACAAAATTGTAGAAGAGATTAAATCATCTCAGAAACAATTAAAAGAAGAACAGAAGTTACTTGCAGAGACCAATGTTCCTCTTGGAGAAGATCCACCAGAGACTGATAATCCTGATCCTCTCACTCCCATTGATCAAAATTTTGTAACTCTTGATCAACTCCAAAAACACTATAAGATATTTGTAGAAAGAGTACAATATCAACTTTCATCTATCGGTGGTGGTGGTGCAGGATTCATCAAAGATCTTGATGATGTAGATATCTCTGGTCTTGCTGATAATTACATTCTTCAATATAATGCTGCAACTTCAAAATGGTTAACTGTTGCTAATAATGCTGGTGCAGGTGGAACTTGGGCATCAAATGCAATCGGTATTAATACTACAAAAAATGTTGGCATTGGCACTACAACTGCCAAATCTGATAAAGCACTTTATGTTGTTGGTGATGTCGAAACAACTGGCAATATATCAGTTGGTGGAACAATTACATACAACGATGTAACTAATGTTGATTCTCTTGGACTTGGTACTTTTAGAAATGGTCTTGAAGTACAACCCGGAACTGCGACCACTGCACTCTTAGTTCAGGGAGATGCTAGGGTAACTGGGATTCTAACAATTGGAACCGGTTCAATTACCCTTGATCCAAATGCAAGACGAATCAAGGGTGTTGATGAACTTCTTATTGGTGACGATGATAAACCAGTAACGA